TATTTGGTCTGCCTCAAGCAAGAACTTTTCCAACTCTATTTCTGCGTCTGCGATGGCTTCTGTCAGCGGTAGAACTTCATTTACAAGACCTTCAAAAGACGTACCGATGACGTTTAACGAATCTTGAATATTAGCAAACGAATCTAGCATAACAGCGTTAAATACCGTCATAGAGGTATCTGCATCTTTAATTAGGCGTTCTGCTTGGAAACGACCTACCACATCGAAGAAGACCATCGACGCGCCTGCTCTGTTGACAAGCATGGCAACTGCCATTGCCATCAATGCAAGAATGCCCCAAGGTCCGGTTAGACCTATAAAACCTGCTTCAACTATCAAAAATCATCCACTCCACCTAATGCCATGCGGCTCGCTACATACTAAGGTAAAACTAAGTGTCTGATAAATCTTGTTGCTGCTTTCTTGCTTTTCGTCGTGCGTTGCGTCTTGCTATTACATCTTTTGCGTCATCGCCAGTTAACCTAGGTAAGCCTGCTGGACCCGCCGTTTTTTTGCTTGCTTTAGAATGCGCTTCTGCAATTTTGTCATTTATCTCTATAGCAATATGCATATCTAGTTCCATCATATTCTTTCCCCCTTCTTGGTTGTACTTCAACCATAAGTCGGACGGTAAGGTACCTTTGAAGGCCATGCATAGTGAGGGTGCAACCCTCACGAACTCAAAAAATTAACTGCACCTTCCTCATCGTCGCCACGGACGAACGCAAGAATAGGTAGTAACTCATCTACTGTAAATAGATTTACGTCAAAAGAATCGTCAATAACACAAGGAACTAGCCATTGGTCTATCTGAGCCTGTAGTCCTGCGCCAGCCTCATCAAGAGCCTCGCTAAAAGACATATTTGTTTCTTCGTCCCAATCCGCAGGTTCGCCTTTATCAGCAAACCGCCTAAAGACCTTTGCTTGCATATTGCTAATCTTTAGTTTCTCGATACCAGATGCTTGTCGCACCCAAATTTTGCTTTCGTCGTCTAATTCAAACTCTTTCTTCTTTACTGGCATTTTTTCTCCACTTCCTTCTCTCTTTAACCTGTGTTGGTTGTTTCGCTTCTCTTAATAGACGTATTGTCCCGTCTTGCTTGAGTTCCCATGTACCTAGTGAGTTCATAAAGGTTTTGGATGCGCCAGCCCTTGACATAGCGCAAACCCACTATCAAGCAGCATACCAAACAATGGTAAGCATTTTACCTGCGCTACCGTTGCTTAGGTTTGCACTAATTATAACATCACCATCATCTATAGCGGCTTGTAGCGCGTTCTGCATAGCAGTAGCGCCTCCATAGAATGTACTTACCCTAAGATTTGCCTTAGTAGTAATTGTCGTTCCGCCATTGAATGCCATCTAATCAGTCCTCCTTCTTAGCAGCCTTCTTCTTAGGCGCTGCTTTCTTTGCCTTCTTAACGGGCTTAGGCTTGTCCATCAGACCAAGAGGTAAAGATTGGACTGCTGCTATAACGTCGGGTGCGTCCATAGCCTCAAATTCGTCCATCATCTCATCGGGTATTAGTCTGCCCAATTCGTATAACCAATCTCTATCTACCATATCTAACCACCTCAATAGTTGCTAGATTGTAGATTCGTACCGGACATTTTAACTGTGATTGCCTTAGCAGAACCCGTAGCCTTTGAATCATAGAAGGCTTGGAAACCAACTGACATTCGGGCAGGGTCACGACCGCTAACCGATGCCGTGGGTGCCTCGAACCTAATGTTGTAAAGGTCAATCTCCACGAAATCAGTAGCAGCAGCGGCGCCGGCAGCAGTAAACTTCAACTTAAGAGCAGGGGTTCCCTGTCCCCTGTGTATCTTGTGAACCGAAGTTGCCGTAGCCAAGTCTTGGTACGAAGGCTCACCGGCAGCAGTTGTGTCATCCGAGTATAGAATCTCGTTGAACTCCATTGTTCCCGTAATCTCCCTAGTTCTTGATGGTGGCATACGAGTAATGGTGTTAGACCCTACTGCGTAAGCCGAATCAAGGTCACGGTTGATGTTAATCTCAAGACTAACTGACCTAATCTTAGTGGATTTATTCGCTGACCCATCAATAAATAACTCGGCTTCTGCAAAGTGAAGTGCATCTACATCGTTACCGGAATACGAGAACGAAGTCTGAATATCTCCGGGCGCCTTCTCTGATTGTCCTAGGAAGTCAACCGAAGCCATCACGTACTCGTTTAGGTTTGCGCTAAGAGAAAGTCTTGTAGCAGTCATTCCGCAGAAGGTGTGTTCCTTGTCTTCCCTACCAACTCTAACAGTATAGGATGGGTATGACTCACTTGCTAGTGTAGGCTCTTCAAAGATGTGCTTCTTGTCTGCTCCAACTTCTGCCGTAATAGTACCTGCGGCAACACCGCCAATATCGTCACCGGCGTTTAGTAGTGCGGCAAGTCCGGGGAAGAAGGTATTGTTGTAGGTAAGAGCAGTAGCAGAAGTACCCCTACCGCTACCGGGAACAGTAACGTATCCGTACACTCTACCGGGTTCAATTCCGTTTGCCTTGTTCTCGTAGCAGATAACAACTGTATTGTCAGCGATTGCTGCGCCGCCCGCTACTGGCGTAGTAAAGGTAGAATCTTGATTATAGGCAGTCACATTTGTTAATTTGTGTGCGCCAGCATTTATTCCTGCATACTTGATATAGCATCCGTTGTTGGCCGTACCATCAATCTTTCCTATGATTGCGTAGCCCGGATTGTCTACGCTGACTGTGACCCCTGCGTGTGTTCCAAATCCTTCTGCGGTCACTTGATTGTCTTCCAAAACAACCTCACCGCTTCCGTGAACTGCGTTTCCATCGCTATCATTTACGCTAAGAGTTGTAAAGGCACTTGTACTTAGGTTATTGGTACCAGAACCGCCTCCGCCATTTAGCCCACCTAGACTACCGTTGCGAACCTGCCAATATCCGATAGTTTCAGTAGAAACTACAATTGCTCCTGTGCCGGCGTGGTATCCGAATCCTCTTTGAGTAAAAGCAATCGAATCGTAGAATTGTCTGTGAACTCTCTTGGTAAAAAAGGAAGCAAGCATATTGCCCATAAAGTTATCGGGCTGAACTGCAAAGTTTATCGAACCCTCGGTGTATCGAGTGTTGGTGACTGCCTTTGATGCAACCTGCCTTGCCATGTCTGACCTTACAAGAAGGTCGAACGTAGCCTTAAAAGACTCGTCGTCAACTTCTCCATACACCTGCGTTCCCGACGGTTCTGTACCGTATGTTGTTTCTTTTTCTAATGAAACGTATCTATTTAACCATTCTGCGCCTGCCATATCAAAGCCTCTTACTTCGACGTAGCCTATGCGTGATGTATAAACATTACCTTCGGGTCATCTTTATTCTGCGGTTATAGGACAAATTAAGTTGATGTACGCACACAGTTTCGTCGTCATCTAACTTAGTATCAAGATTCATAGCGTATGATTCTAGATTGTCTGTAGTAGCGGTCAAGCCGGTATTGATGTATAACTCATCAAAAACTTCGCCAATTATATTTAACCCTAATCTATATGCTTCTTCGTAGTTAGCACCTTTAGTTGTAACATAGATAGCAATTTCATACAGTTGTTCGATACTTGAACCTCCCATAGCGGTAAAAGAGGGTGATGAAACATTACTAAATACTACATGAATAGAAGGCGCACTAAGCCTGTTTAGCATTTGAGAGGACAAGTCATACCCAAAGATTATAGCAGAATCTTCTACATATTTTTTAATAAACGGCCTATTGCACGCCTTTAGAGTATCAACAACTGAAATACCCATGCGAGCAAGCGTATCCTGCGCAAAATCTGATAGCATCAATTCCTCTGGATTAAACGCACCAAACTTGCTATAGTAGACAGAAAACCAATTGACTGAGCCACTAGTATTACCAAAAGACGCGGTACTGCTACTAGTGCTTGCACCTACCACCGAATAAAATGCGTTGTTGCCGTCAGTATCTCGTAAAATCTCATGTGTGTATAGTTTGGCGTTGCCGGCAGAATCCATAGTAAGCCGCAGTAAAACAGGTACAGAATTGTCCTCCGAAAGGTTTAAGTCTAAGTCAGAAATAACAACGGTAGTAGCGCCGACTAAATCTAGTTGGGTGTTGTTTCCCTTGCTCTTGACCTGCACTCGTTTGGTTCCGTTGTCAAGGGTCATTAGAACCGCACCCGCGTCCGGCGCAGTACCAAAGGAAAGCATAGCGCACATTGTCATTCCTGTAGCGTGTCCAATAGTATATGTGCTATTGGTAATAACCCAAGCGCCGCCGGAAGCAGAACCACCACTACCAGTAAAAGCATCGCTTACATTCGGCCCTGCGGGGTCTGCGGGGTCTTCTCCGCGTATCCTAGCATTCCAAAATTGATTTTTATTTGCTACTGCCATTAGAAATCCCCCAATGTTGTCTGTCCTGCGCTTTTTGTTTTGATGGCCTGTAGTTGCTGCGCCAACATTCCGCCTTTTTGATTTATATTATTTCTAAATAATCTTTCCATAGTAGCAATAGCGTTGACTCCTTGCCAACCCTCTCTTCTAATTTTTGGTCCTTTTCTTTGTGTCATATTTTGACCTTGACCGTATCCTTTTAGTGCGTAAAAAATGTTTTTTCCACTACTTTCTGCCTTTCTCTTCCAATCTGCGGTTTTTCCTCCGCCAATGTCCCCCGAACCATCACCACCACCACTAATTATACCTAGTTGCTCAAAACCCCCTTTAGTTACATCATAAATTTCAACTAACGACGGGTCTCGCTTTTTCATTTTTTTAGCCCTTATACCTGTAGGGATACCACGAAGGGAAGAAAATCTACTCATTCTATCTAAACCTTCGTCGCGGTCATAAGAACCCGCACTATAGGCTATTTCGTTTTTAGTAGCATAATTAAAATTAAAACCCAATGAGTTAGCAATTTGTTCTGGGGCGGTTCCTCCCCCCATCAAAGCACCAAGAGGTCCGGCCTTACGCCTATTACTACGCTCTTTAACAGTTTTTCCTCTTACGTTGTTTGCCGTTTGCATAGCAGCAGTCTTAAGTTGTTCTTTGATAAATTTTCTATGTAGGGTATTTACTTCATCTCTAATTTCTTCAATATTATTTCTAAATTGTGTTTTATCTAACTTAAAACTAAATTTACTGTTATCCCCTTGAACTGTTGTCCAAGTGTCACCAGTCATAAGTTTTACCATAACATCACCTTAGTCAACCGAGCCAAGATGGGCTAGTCTCCGAAGGTTCATAGTACCGCGCTCTCTTAGCATTCCGCCTCTCATGCTCTCTCCACCTGTGAAGAATGTTCCTTCGTCTTCCATATAGTAAGCGGCTGCAAGGTCAGCACAAATCTCTTTGAGAATATGGGCCATTTCACCTTCTTGTACCGTTACATCATCTAAGTGGTCTTCGGTTATTCCACTCACTCCTGTTAGTTGATTTGTAGACTTACCTGTCCATGCGAATGAATCACCGTCTATATTGCCGTTTCCAGCGTCACTAAAGGCCGTTCCGGTCGTTAGGTTAACCGTGGTAGCCCCAGCAGCAACGGCGCCGTCCAGCGTCGTCTGAGCGGTTTCTCTTGAGGGTGCGTTGCGACCATAATCACGGAACTCTTGGTCTATGTCAATCGCTGCTCTACGAATAGCAGAAGACAATCGAGTAGCGGCAGAAGTACGCTGGGCGCTATTAAGGCCCAGTCTTTGTCCGACATTAATTGAAGAGCAGTAGGAAGCCATTTAGTATCACCATAGTTATTATTGCGTAAAGCATACGCTTCTGTGTTTGCTTGTATGAAGCGAGTGATTCTTCAAGGTTTTGAAGGATGTTTTGTTGATGGCTTAGTCTGCCTTCGACCCAAGAAAACCAAGCAGGGGCCAAACGGCCGCTCATTGGGCTTCCTCAAGGCGAGCAACTAGGTCGGCTTTCTTGCCGCCAACTGGGAGTCCCTTCTCCTTGAGCATGGCCTTTAACTCGGCCACATTGTATTTGTCGTAAGCCTTTTCAAGAACCTCTAGGTGTTCCTCGGCCTCCTCTATTTTATCCTCTACTTCGTCTACTGCATCTAGCAACTCCTCAAGAGTAATCTTGCCGTCTGCCGTAATCGCCTTGTATTTCTGGTATCCCCACGCTGCTAGAGCAAGAAGCGCACCGCCTGCTACTAGAACCATCTCAATGTCTCCTAGTAGACCGGAAGAAGCCTCAACGCAATCTGCTACGCAATCTCCTACTGTTGTATTATTTTCACTCATTTTTCTCACCTATCGTAAATTATTTGTTTGACTGCGGAAAGCGGAATTACTGTAAAGTGCCTCGTATCTCCGGGCCGATATATCTTGTAGCCATGAGGTGTCTCTTCAATGTTTACCTTCGTGTATGATTTTTCGGGTGGAGAATAAACTATTTTTCCTAACCTCATTACCATATTACCACATTACCGCTACTATTGCTTGGGGCATTACTCGTCAGATTCAGAAACTTCTTCATCTTCGCTTTCCACCATAGTCATGTCAGCATTTCTGTTGGCAACCTGTTGTGATATTTCAGCAATATCGCGCTTTAGACCATTCAGTACACTATCAATGTCATTGATAGCCTTCTCCATTAGCCTTAGCCAAACCAAACGGTCTGACGCAACCTGCCTCATCATCTCTACTTCACTCATCTCTTCACTCATAATTTTACCAGACAATTAGTGTATTTAAGAGTTATGCCATCCAAGAAGGCTTTGTAGGTAGTGCTGCGTATGCTTCTGCCGCAGTATCGTGGTCTTGTGGTAAGGTGAGAAGCGCAGTACGGTATGCCGCTAACTCATTCTTCTGCGTTTGTGTCAATTCTGCATACGCAAGCGTCAATTGGTACTTGTCCATGTTCAATAGTGCGGTATCTCTCATTCCTCTTAATTCATCCCATTCCATAATATCACCTATGCGTCAAATTGTATCCATACTACGGCATTCACTTCATGTATTGAATTTGAGTTGCCAATAGCATTTCTTCTAAACGCTATTGAATCGTTTGCATTAAACGCCATCGGGCTTGACAACTCAACGGTTTTTACTCGATTGTTTGCGTTAGCATTCGCAGTTAAAGTATCCATCGTTACCACAATATCCTCAGTATCTACATCTGCCGTTCCACCGCTATGTCTTCTGACTCTCCATGTGTCACTATTAGAACTGCTAGTGCTAAGAGAACCTCCGTAGTAATGTAACGTCAAAGCCATCACCTTACCCGCTCTTGGCATAGCGAAATTATTGGGGTTGGTAGTACCAGAACCGCCAACAGGTAGTCTCATGTCTATGAGGCTTGTTCCCATATTATCTCTTTGGAAATACAAGGGCCAGTATAGGTTGTAATTGTTGGCACCCGTAGAAGTGATATTACCAGTCAATAATATATTCCCTCCAACGTGTAATAGTGCGCTTGGAGAAGTGCCGACATTTATTCCCATGCGTTCAGTAGCAGCATTGATGTAGAGAAAATCTGCCGTAGAGTCTGAATTGTAACAGAGGTCTATGTCATCTTGACTTGTATTCAACTCAATCTGCCTAGAACCACCACGAAGTCTCATAAACTCCTGTTCATTCGCACCATCTTCTGTTAGTTTGAATAGTAACTCGCCTCTTTCGTCACCATCCGAGGCATCGCTATACTCCATGACTATTCTTCCATACTCATGTTTGTTACCGGCATCGGTCTGCATTGACCATACGATAGCCCC